TACCACTCCGAAGGCCATTGGCCTCACGTCCAGCAATGCGATGTCGCCATCATAACTGGGGTGTTCAACGCGGTCACAGTAACGATTCAGCTCGCCCAAGACTTGCTTTGGCGTCATTTCATACCAAGCTGACTGCACTCCTGGATTTTTGATCTCTAGCTGGTCTAAGGCGTCAAAAACAAGATGAATGCAATCGTTGTGCCCGTAGCTGTATTTACGACCGATCAGATTACTACACACGGACCTGAGCCGTGAACGGGATATTGCCCACCTGATGACGGTGCAAACGACGACCTGGCACGTTTGCCTGCACTGCATCAAGCACAGAATTCAGCTTGATCTGAATGGTCGTCTCGTCCCAGCCGCCAGCAGAACAGGCACCGAAATACTCGTAAAGCGTCCGCTCAATCGCGTAGGTGCTGGAGTTCCAAAGCACCGTTGAGACCTTCGCCACATAAGTGTTGTCCAATGCTTCTACAACAAAGTTGCGGGTGATCTCTGTGTTGCCAAACTGCAGCGTCGCATC